ACGGCATTAAACCTTGGGAAACATGGGGTATAGCTAACAGAATAAGACTTGGCACATGGTTATTAGATTGTGTCATTAGTACTAGCGGATGGTTTACACGGGAAGTAAGAAGAGAAGGACGTAAGACACATACATATATCGTGCCTACTCCTGAATTCTTAGTGATTAAGGATGAAGTGATGCACAATGCGGAGTTATTTGCTCCAATTGCATGGCCTATGACTATTGAACCCAATGATTGGGAACCACATCGAGCTGGAGGTTACCTACTCAATGAGGTAATGAAGGGGCATGAGATGGTGCGTCGTGGAGATAGGACCCTTATACAGGATGATAAAATCTACAAGTTTCTGAACAAAATTCAGAAGGTTGCTTACACCCTGAACCCCTTTATTGTTGAGGTTTCTGAAGAGCTTGAACGTAGAGGTTACAAGGTAAAGAAGTTTCAACCTATTGAACACTTCGACTTACCTACTAAACCACCCGATATTGCTACCAACACAGAAGCACGTAAGGACTACAGACGGAGAACAGCAGAGGTTCTAAACAACCAAGCTGCTGAGTTTAAGAGGTCATGTAGGACAAGAATGACCATGGAAGCAGTACAGAGATTTAAGAATAGGGAACGATTCTTCTTACCCTGGTCTCTGGACTACCGTGGTCGTGCTTACCCAATACCTGCATTCCTCACACCACAATGTACTGACTGGGGTAAGAGCTTACTTAAGTTTGCTGATGGGTCATTCATGACACCTGAAGCAGAAGGATGGTTAGCTTTCCAAGTCGCCACGTGTGGTGGGCAGGAAAAAGCTTCAATGAAGGAAAGACAAGATTGGGTCATAGATAACCTAGACCTAATTGAACGAGTAGCAACAGACCCTATTGGTAACTTACATGACTGGGAAAACATTGACGAACCCTTCCAATTCCTCGCTGCGTGTGAGGAATATTATCATTGTGTTATTGTCTGCGACCGTCACTACACTAACCTTTGCGTTGCCACCGATGCCACGTGCAGTGGTCTACAAGTGCTTGCAGGACTGGCAAGAGATGCCTCAACAGCCAGACTTGTTAACGTCTTACCTAGTGAAGAACCACAAGATGCATATAAAGTAGTAGCTGAGACTGCTAAACCTTATTGTCCTGCTTCGATACGACCTTATCTTGATAGAAAGGTAGTCAAACGAGTAGTAATGACCGTACCTTACAATGCTAAACCCTATTCAAATAGAGGTTACATAAGAGATGCATTGAAGGAGAAGAATATAGAGATAGAAAAGGATGACTTAACCAAGACTGTTAAGGCTGTCAGAGATGCCATGGACGTTGTTGTTCCTGGTCCTATGGCAGTAATGACATGGATTGAAGAAGAGGTAGCTAAGTGCATCAAACGTGGTGATAAAGAGATCCAATGGGTAACACCATCTGGTTTTGTTGTCACTCAGAAACTGATGAAGCAAGAGACAGTCACCATGAAGCTTAAGCTCCTAGGTGATGTCAAATTGAAGATAGCTACTGGTGATAGTGACAAGGTGGACATAAACCACCATAAGAATGCCACTGCACCTAACCTGATCCACAGCCTGGACGCATCCATATTACATTTAACCGCATTAGAGTTCAATGAACCCATTGCTCTAATCCATGACTCGGTGTTATGCCGAGCTACTGATATGTCTCTACTCTCCACTAAGGTACGGGAGACATACATGCACATCTTTGCTGACCAGGACTATCTAACGTCTTGGGCCAAGCAAATTGGTGCTGAAACTGAACCACCGATTATCGGAGACCTTGAACCCTCCGAAGTAATCGAATCAACCTATTTTTTCTGTTAATGCCTAAAACTGTATTTAAAACCGATGAGCCTGTTGTCCTTGAGGGATACCAAGCAATTCTGAAACCATCTAGGTTCGGTTACTCACTCGCTACACAAGTAGGTGATGAGATGATCGAAAAACTGGAAGCTGACCGCGCTGAACTTGTTAAGTGGTGCGAGTCTAAATTAAAGAACCCTAAGCGTTCAGTTGCTAAACCTGAACCTTGGGAAGAAGTTACTGATGGTGTCTACAAGATCAAGTTCTCTTGGAATGAAGAGAATAAGCCACCAATTGTAGATACTGAAGGTACTGTCATTACTGATGAACGTACACCACTCTATTCCGGTAGTCAGGTGAAGGTAGCTTTCTACCAGAAGCCTTACATCCTGAAGGATGGTGTCACCTATGGTACATCACTTAAGTGTCTTGGTGTTCAAGTAGTCAGCCTTAATGGTGGTGAAGCAGGCGTTGATAGCGGCGACATGAACGCTGAAGACGTTGCAGCTCTATTTGGTACATCCAAGGGTTATAAAGCCTCTGAACCGAACGTAGAGACCACTGGTGAAGGGGAACCACTAGAAGACTTCTGATGAGTTTTAGATCCCGTCTCGAAGAGAAGGTAGCAGCTCTCTTCGATGATTTGGGTGTGGAGTATGAGTATGAAAGTGAAAAGATCCCTTACGTTATTCATCATATATACACACCTGATTTCCTTTTAAGCAATGGAACATACTTAGAAACTAAGGGTTACTGGGATGCTGCTGACCGTCGCAAGATCAAGGCAGTAAAACTACTACACCCTGAGTTAGATCTACGCATGGTATTTCAATCACCCTTTAACACTATCAGTAAACGATCTAAGACTACTTATGCACAATACTGCGACAAGTTATCCATCCCATGGACAAGTTTCTTGAACATTCCAATCGACTGGCTGACGTAGAGAGTGAATTTGATAGGCATGAGCCTTGTGAAGAGTGTGGATCGTCAGATGGCAAAGCTGTCTATACGGATCTTCACTCTTTTTGTTTTGTTTGTCAGACCTGGAAGCCAGGAGAAAACTCCGATACGACATTTACCTTGAACAAAGTATCAATGAAAGGTGAGGCAGTACGTCTCCCTAAACGTGGTCTCTATGAGGAAACCTGTCAGAAGTACAAGATATACCGAGATGGGAACATCTTACGGTTCTATTACTTCTCTCCTGACGGGATCCTTAAGGGAGCCAAATGTAAAACACCTAAGAAAGTATTCACTTATGAAGGCGACTCAGACGGGACATTCTATGGGCAGAACCTCTTCCCTTCCACCGGAAAGCGAGTTGTTATTACTGAAGGCGAATTGGATGCAGCGAGCTGTTATCAAGCCATGCCAGGTTGGCCAGTGGTTTCACTGCCGACCGGGGCAGCGGGTGCCAAGAAGAGCATGCAACGTAATCTTCAATGGCTACAAGGCTATGAAGAGATTGTCTTGTTCTTCGACAATGACGAGGCAGGCCGTCAAGCAACGGAGGCAGCGGCTAGCGTCTTGCCGCCGGGACGGGTAAAGATTGCCCACATACAGAATGACTACAAAGATGCCAGTGATGCACTAAGTGCTAAGGACACTGATGCAATTAGTAGAGCTGTATGGGATGCAAGAGAGTACCGACCTGATGGAATTATTGATGCTAAATCTCTACTAGATGTTGTCACTACCCCTAACCCGCCATGTATCCATGAGTACAAATTCAAAGGCTTACAAAATAAACTGCACGGGATCAGGTATGGCGAACTTATCACGATTACTGCAGGTACTGGTGCAGGAAAGTCATCCTTCTGTAGAGACCTTGCAGTTGACCTTCTCAAAGAAGGGGAAGCAGTCGGTTATGTGGCACTTGAAGAGTCAAACCGACGTACAGCTCTCGGACTGATGTCAGCTGCAGTTGGTAAATCACTACACCTAGGAGAACCAACACATGACGAACTTACAAAAGCGTTTGATTCCAGTATTAATAACTGGAAGCTTTATCTTTTTGACGGCTTCGGTTCTTTTGATCCTGACATTATTTATAACAGGATTGAGTACCTAGCCTCAGGACTTGATTGCAAGATCATCTTTCTTGATCACCTATCCATCCTACTAAGTGGATTGGATGGTGATGAACGAAGGACAATCGATATCACGATGACCCGCTTGAGGTCATTAGTAGAA